CTATCATAATCAATTACGTCGAATCCGTTTTGTTCAAGCACTTCTCTATGGATATTATCAGATTGCTTACTGATACCCATAATCATATCACAACTAGCATAAAATGGTGCGTTCCATTGAGGATATGGTAAATCATCCCATATTGAATAATAAATGATAGGAATGTTATATGTAGTTTTAATTTCGTGTTCTAATGCATATAACCAAGTCCAATATCTAGGATCAGTGAAATGGAAAATTGCATCTGGTTTTTCTAGATTGATTAATGTGAATAGAATATTTCTATCACCATAACCATTCCATGGAATAACTTTAACAACTGCATCTTCAATTCCAGTTTCTTTTGCTACCTGATCAGATAAATCTAATCCTTTACCAGCTTCTGGATGATTCAGTGCTGCACCTAATTGTACCCAATCGTACTCTTTAACTGTATTAAAGATAATTTCTTTACTAACCGTTCCAATTCCAGAAGGTAATCTGAAATCATCTGCCAACAGTAAAATCTTCTTTTTACTCATATGTAACCTTTGTTTTTGTTTATAACCTATTTAATATAAATATTGACTAACCGAGTATAACCACCGGTTTATTCAACTTTTTGACTCCATTATATGCCGTTTTCAATACCGGATCCATCTTTTCTGAATTTGTCATTATTATCATGTATTCGCAATGTTCGGCAATTAATTTCATTCTATGATGCAACTGACTGAAATGATAATTCTTACCATAATATGATTCTGGCATTGCTGAGTATAAATTGTAACCTGAAAATGATGGATTAAATTCTTTATACTTCATTCCATATTCTAATGCAAACTTTTTAACCATAAAATTTGCACCTTCATTACCACCAGCTCCCATAATAGTTAAATCACTACCAAACCGCTGTTTCAATCCTTGCAAAGTATCTACGACTTTTCTTTTACTTTGCCAATCTGTATTACCTATTACTGCTATATTCATAATATAAAAAATTATTGCTTAATCCTATCTTCTTTTGGACATTTTTCATAATCTTCTTTAAATGGACAATATTTACAATTCTTTGAACCTTTACCTGCTACTGCTAAATATTTATTATCTTCTTTCTTCTCGCCATCTTGATCAAAACAATGATCTACAAATTCAGCAATCATTCTATTAACTTTTCTTTGCGTTACAGATCCAGATGCTGGTATATGTTGTTGAATTCGTTTTTGAGGAAACATTGAATCTTCTTGTATCTTTCTTTTAACAATAAAAAATTCAATTTCAATATTATCAACAGGTATACCAAATTGTTTTGAGAAATAATTCTTATAAGCAACTAATTGTGCCGATTTTATATTATCTGCTTTTTGATATTGATTCCAACCATTTCTACTAGTTTTAATATCAATAAGTTTGATAGTATTAGTAGGAATATGTCGTATCACTAAATCTATAAATCCATACCAGAAAACTGAAGGATTACTTTCAGATGCTTGCGTACATAAATCCAATTCAATGCCTACTAGCTCATAATCCTTTGATGAAAAGTATTTTCTTCTATTTTTCTTAAACCAATGTAATATTGCTTCACCATCATTGATATATTCTGCTAATTGTAATGGATTCGAAAAGTGGTTTCCATCATTTGCTTCAACTGCACGTTTATACTCATTTCTCAAATTAGTTATCAATAGTTCTTTAAGATCTATCTGTTCTGCTACCGTAACTGAGGTAGTATACATTATTTGTAAAAAGTATTGCAATGTTTCGTGGAATGCTGTTCCAAATACAGTATCAATACTATCATTGAATGGAACTAATCTATCAATATATGCTAACTTCCATTTATGCGGACACATTTCATAAGTAGACCATTGAGAATAAGATATTCTTCTAGGTACAGTTTCTGGATCTCGCAATGAGAGTTTATATATTGGTGCTATAAATTGTCCGTTCTTCATATTAGTATTATATAAAATATTTAGGTAATATCCAAATTTAATGTAGAAAATCCTCCCCAATTAAGGAGAGGATTAATTAGGTGATCAATTACAGGTAGCGACACTTATAATTGATCTATATGGCATAACCATAGACGGTCCTAATCCGTGTTTTATTATTTTTTGAAGTTATCTTGCTGTTCTTTTATATAAATATCGATTGTGTCTTTTGTCTTTTGTAAATCTTGTAACCAAGATCCTTTATGGCGACATCTTAAGATTCTTTTAATAATATCAAATTCATATGAGTTTAAATCAAAATCTTCTGCAATTTTATAAATACTAGTAGATCCTTTATAATGACTTTGTGTGTTGATATTCATTTTTTAACTCCTTTTACTAATGTTTTAATCTCAGCATCAGTATATCCATATAATGATACAATTTTAGTTACTTGTTCTACATTTAATAAATCTAAATAATCAACTGCTTCTGATTTAGATATAGTATAATGATCTGATATCTGATCTATTAATTTAGTATTATATACATCATCTTTGGTGCCTTTTATATATTTAGCAAATGCTTTATTTTGGGGCAAAAGCTCATAGTAAACGCGATAAGTTTCTTTTGGAGTCAAAGTGCCAATAGTATATTTTTGTAGCATATTAACTAGGTCTATTAGCTCAGAACGCATTGATAAAAATCTATTTACAATAAATGGACTAAATTTCTTTTGATCTGACTCAGACCATTCTTCCCATCGTTTCTTTTTGCTAGTAACACCATCGACAAAATCAAATATACCCGCACTTTTAATAGTAACCTCTTCCTTTACTGCTTTTACCTTTGCCATTATAAATTATATTTACGTTTCCACTGATCGATGAAATATTCACCTACTCCTAATTCAATTACTACCGCTTTATCAGGTATGCCTGCAATCTTTTCCTCATTAACCTGATCGATGTTCTTATTGCGAACTACTTTCATTTTTGTGGTAGCATTACTTCGATTAGACGATTTGAATACTACCACAATAGGTTGCTTAATATATTGTATTGACATTATTCGCCAGCTTTAACTGGTTTAAATTCATCTGGTATTGCTCCGCAATCATCACATCGGAATGTTGGGACTGGTACCATGGTATCTTTATCACTTCCTGTTAAGAATTTAGATACTTTATTAATTGCTACTACCTGACGGAAGTATTGACAATCACATTCTGCACACACAATTGGGTGCATATCATTTGGTCCTATATTTATCTTACTCATATTTCTGCCATTAATTTAACAAACATTGCCATTACATTTATTTCTTTATCTACAACAGATGCATCTTGATATTGCGTTTCTGCAATAATTAAAATCACTGATGCGATAGATCCAGTTGCATATTCATCTATATTATCAAATAAGAATCGATATAATGGTGTAAAGTCTCTAACCTTACTATCAGCAATAATTTGACGAATTTTAGTAAATGCTCCTTTTTTATCTTTTGGATTTTTTAGAACTTCTACAATTTCACTCATATAATTTGCTTGAATTGCACTTGCTTTATCTAATTGCAATTTATTATCTCTCACACTTCCTTGAGCCGCATTAATAGCTCTACGAATGTCTGGATATGATGAATTGATAATTGCAACTACATCTTTAATATCATATTCAATTCCTTCTGATTCTAAAACTGTTACTAATCGTTTAGCAACTTCTGTTTTACTAGGAGGAGTAATTGCAAATACTTGACATCTAGATTGAATTGGATCAATAACCTTTTCTACATAGTTACACGTTAATATGAATCTAGTAGATTTGCTATATGTTTCCATTATGTTACGAAGTGCTGCCATCGCATTTGGAGTCATAAAGTCAAACTCATCTAGTATCACAATCTTCCATCGATTAAATCCGACCGAACTAGCAAATCTAGATATTTGTTCTCTTACTGTGTCTACACTATTTGTATCAGATGCATTAATATACATGATCTGACTATCTAATGCATTTGCTAAGATTTTAGCTAATGTTGTCTTACCAGTACCAGCAGTACCATATAACAATAAATGAGGTAATTCATTATTAGCAATCCAAATCTTTGCTTTTTCAATTAAAGATTCATTTCCAATATAACCATCTAAGGTACTAGGGCGAAATGCTTCTACCCACAAATCATGTTTCTTAACTTCTGCCAT